CTGAACGTAAGGGATGTTGGTGCCATATGCACGACGGAAGTCGTTGATGGCGAATTGCTCTTTGCCGAAGCGCAGGATGCGGCCAGCACGAGTGGGGGTGTCGACTACGGGGGCGATGAAGTTCGCGATGTTGGTCGAGGGCAGCATGAAGCCCTGAGCCAGCGTCGTCAGAATAGGATCAACGCCCGCGTAAGTCTGGGCAAGGTTCATCATAGTGATGAAAACTCCAGAGTTACTAGGATGTAAACGATTTCAACGGGTTGCAACCGCTTGGACTTACACCCTCCTTGGAGGAATGCCAAGCGATTAACTGCCGCTATTAGCTGAAGGACACAGTCACCATGCGGCGACCACCGATGTCGATGATGTCGCGGATGGTGGGAGTAGTGCCGTCGGCTTGGACAGCGGTGCCAGCGGCGGAAGCCTGGCCAACAGCATTCACCTTGAGGGGGCTGTTGTAGGCGATAGCAGCGGAAGCAGGATCCACTTCGATCAGCAGCAGACCGGAAGTAGCCACGGTTGCCAGACGAGGGGAAGCAGGAGCGTCAGCGAACAGGGGGATGAAGGCTTGGTTCACACCCAGGATGCTGGTGGGGGTTGCGCCAGGCAGGGTGCAGGTACCGACGGCGGTGCCAGCGCTCACAGCACGGAATTCACCGATGGCGACAGCGGGGTCGGCGGTGAAGGTCTCAGCGAAACGGATGTACTGCTTGCCGTAAGCAGGAGCAGCATTAGTCGAAGTAAACATGTCTCAATGTCGATTGGACTTTAAGTTGGCAAACTGGGTTTACCAGGTGACAGGTTTTACCCTATCTGTATTCAATGTGGCAGCGGCAGCGGTCCCAGCAGCGGCAATCCTTTCCGGGCATAGGCAGAGACCCAATAGGTTTCCATCCTTGCTCACCGAATGACACGCAGTCGGGACAAGTGCGGGCGTCAACACGAGGGACGCGACGCATCTCCTTGTGTCCTTGTTCCTTCTTGTTATAGAAGTCGCCGAGGTAGTAGAAAGAGTACAACGGAGTTGAGACGTATCTCTTGACTCTTCCAAAGACAGCAGGCCAGGACTTACCGATGGCCGTACCTTTTTCCGCCTCAGAGATTCCATCCCCGATTTCTTGATCGGGATAGCCAATAGGACCGAGAACATCCGGATACTCATCCTCTTCAGCGAAGTCGAGTGAGTCGTCGTTGTATTTGAGGACGCTGTTATCCAAGTAAATCTTGGTTTCGTCCAGGAAAGTTTTAAGAGGTGGAAGCATGTTTCCGACGATGAGCGGCCAACTCGTTTCCATCTTTTGTTTCGGCCGATTGTCGCCAGCACCCAGATAGACGGCAGCGAGGGCAGCGGTGACGGTCTTATCAACCATCGCCCGCTCGTATTCGTCGAACTTCATCTGCTGATCGCGAAGTCCTTTAACGATTACCTTGCCCTCGGTAGCCATTCGCCCCTCCAGCTCACTGAGGTCTGGGAATTTCTTCGCCAGAGCCTCAGCTTGCTTGAAGTAGGTGTCTCTCTGACGTGTGGCTAGGCCAACCATCGAGAGAAGATCCATCTCAGGAGTACATCGCCTTTTTCAGGGCCTCGACGTAATCCATCTCTCCACCAGACTTCTCGACCATTGCGAGAGCCTTTTGGTGAGGGTCCAGGTCTGCCTCGTCTACGAACTTCATGGAACCGCCAGCGTACTCGCTGAAGTCCACGAGGTTGGGCAGGCGGTCCAGGATACCGAAGAGCAGGCCAGTGGCAGTCTCACCTTCGGAGAACTCCATGGTGCCGAACTCCAGACCTTCAGCGAACTCCATGAGTTTGCCTTGGGGGATGATGGAGTCAACCATCTTGCCGGTGTCATAGAGACCTTCCACGAAGCTGTGGATTTGCTCACGGCGATGGGCAATTTGAGCCTCGCGGTACTCGTGCTTGATACGAGCGTTTTCAGCCTTCAGGGCTGCAAGCTCAGCACGGAACTCGGCAAACTCGTCGGCTTCCTTGTAGTTGCGGCCCATGGGCTTTTTGCCACCCATGTCACAGAACTCCTCGTCCATGTCCTCGTCATCTTCCTTGTAGGTAGAGCCGAAGCCAGTGCGAGTGTAAGGATTGTCGTCTTCGTCGTGCTCGGCGTAACCGGTACTGACGCCAGAAGGACCGGTCTCTTCAGCCACACCGCCGTCGAACTCGCCCGAAAGCATGTCCTTCTTGGAACGGGGCATTCCAGCTTGAGCCTCGACCTCATTGTGGTCCTCAGCGAAGTGGCCCTTCTCATGGACCTCCTCAGCCCGCTTCTTCAGAGCAGGGGGCATTTCGCCATGCTCAGCGGCCATCTCCTCGCCCTCACCTTCCTTCTTCTTGCCCTTGACGAACTTCTTGAAGGCCTCAGGCATTTCGCCGTGGTCAGCACCACCAGTCACACCGGAAGGACCGGTCTTCTCTGCGGGCTCATCATCTTCATCCGAGTTGAATGCTCCGGGGGTCAGAGCTTTCTTGTTGGACTTGGCTTCACCTTTGTAGGACTCGGCGTACACGCCACCGGTCTTCAGGGTCATCTCATTAGGACCACCCTCGAACTCACCGGAGAGCTGCTTTTTCTTGCCTTTCTCAGAGTAAACGCCATCTTTGCCAGTCACCTCAGCGGGCTCGGGCTCAGCGTAGTCAGCCATCACGGAGCCAGGGATGCCGCCGCCGAACGACTTGGGCATCTTCTCGCCACCCTTGATGTACATCACGCGAGCGTTCTTGGCGTTCTTGACGTTCTCCACGCTAACACCAAACACCTCATCAGAGGGCATCTCTTCAACTTCGGTAGGAACCTTGGTCTCGGAGTCCTCACGGCCAGCGGGGTTGCTGCCTGAGGCGGTCTTGGCGTCGTTCACGCCGTAGTCGACGTTCTCGTCGTACTGGTCACCGTTGTAAACTTGATCCATTTCCTCATCAGTGTAGCGACCCTTGTCGTCGGGGTCAGTGTACTGGCCCTTCTTGCGTCGATCCTCTTCGATTCCGTTGTTCTTAGCAGGGGGCCGACCAGCGTCATGCTGCTCTTTGCCAGTGGAGATTTTCTCACGACCGAAGGTCGCTTTCTCAGGAGTGGTCTTTCCGGTCTTGTAACGATCTGCCTGCTGCTCACCGCTCTTGGCGGTTTCGTAGCGGTCATCGCCAACTCCGCGACCCTGGGGGCCGTGGCTGTCCCACTTACCGCCGTGGTTCTCGGCGTAGTTCACCTTGCCCGGTTCCATGCGGGGGTTCCGCATCTTGGGATTGTCAGCACCCATCTCTTCGTGATCGGTGTGCATCTCATCTCCCTCTTCGTACACATTCTCCACAATCTGGGAGACGGAGCCGTGGGGAGTGCTCTTTTTCTTGCGGCTGATGCCTTCTTTTTCCATGAATTCGTCCTTTGGAAACTGGTCTTCAAGATCTGCTACCGCTCTAGCATTGTCGCCTCGGCGAACTCGCTCAGAGAATGCAACAGGGTTGCTGGGATTCTCGATTTCAGATGCGTTATCTTCCTGTTCAGCTACCTCAGCGGATGCGTCTTCGACTTCTGCTTGAGGCGAATCCAGACCCAAAGCCTTGTTCACCTCTGCTTGCATTTCACTGCGTGCAGCGTCCAACTTCTCTTTGAGCATTTCCATGGGTCCGAGCTCACGAATCATCGTGGGTCCGAGGTCCTCATCAAACACTTCTTCGGGGCTTAGCTTCACGGCGAAGTCATAGACTCCAACGCGAGTGTCCCACTCTGCGAAGTTGAACGGCTCCAGACCTTTGACAGCCGGGGGAGCAGCACCGAGCAACGCCAAATGACGAGCGGTCCACTTTCCAGGGTGCGGATTGATCTGGGAGTCGGGTGAGTAGAAGGAGATGGAACACTTACGGTAGTGTCCGTCCTTCACAAGATCTTTGGCGACGTCTGTGAAAGCAACTTGAGCGTAAAGGTTGTCACCGTCACGCTCGAATCCTTTGATCCACCCGTAAGCAGGTAGACTGTCAGAGTCGCCCTGGTGGCCAAGCACCAATGGGGCTTCATGGACTTGGGGGTCGTAGGATTTAACGACTTGCTCAAGATCCTTGGAGCTGAACGATCTAGAAACGCCTTGCGCCGAGGTTTGATCCCCGGCTTTGAAAACGTGGATACGTTTTGTGAACATGGCTTACTAAACCTATTCGCAACAGGATTTGGTTGGGGGTGCGAGCTTTGACTCCCCTGGTGAGTTCCCCTGTTGCGGTCAGAACTGAACGGTTTTACCCCTCTTCGTCCGCCATCGTGACTGCTTCATCTTCAGTGATTTTTTGTTTTCCAAATGGCTTCTTCTTCTTTGATTGAGGAGGAGGAGGAGTCTCCTCTCCTTCATCTTCAATCACTGGTGCAGGTTCTTCTAACTGACCCTCAGCTTCCATCTCCTCAGGTGTTTTGGCAGAGGCATCCTCAGGTGCTTCCTCGCCAGGAGCCATCTCAGTTTCCGGGGCACCTTCACCTTCACCACCGAAGATTTTCTCGTAGAGGTCCCCATCAGTTTCAGGGTTGTAAGGCTCCGGGGCGTCCTCAGTTTGTGGGGCAGCAGCCTCGAAGTCTTCCTCCTCAGCGAGGTCCACTTTGAAGTGGTTCTGAATCCACTCTTTCTTGGGCTTGTAACCCGACTGAATCATCAGGGAGACATCGGCCATCGTGAGAGTGGATTCCTCCAGATTGAACTGGCGGCTGATGCGAGGTGCCTCAACGTTGACGCCGAAGTTCAAGTCAACGATCCAACGAATGAGGGTATCGCTCAGAGTTTGCGAAATGAGTTGGGCCAGCTCCGACGCCCGAATCACACGGACAAGGTTGGCAACCTGGCTAGAAGCACGAGAGCCAGCTTCCGCTTGTCCTGCTTCGTCCTCTCCGCACACCAACAGGGAGATCTCCTTGTCGATGTACTCGATCAGGTTCATAAAGATGTCCGCCGAGCCAGCTGGATTCAAGAACTCCAGCTCGTATCCCTCCGGCAGGATCATCGCTGTCTCCTGACTCAGGTTGGAGAGGTGGTCGTAGAGGGTGTCGATTTCAACGTTTGAAGCTGACAGTGGTGCCTTTGCAATAGCCGTTGGAGTCGCGTACCGGTCACCATAGAGCACGTAAGACTCAATGGCACGGCGGCGGAACTTAACGATGGGATACAAAATTCGACCGAGACCGGTTCCGTATGGGTCCCCTGTGTGAGAGAGCCAGTAACGTTGGATGATAAACTTCCGAGCAGGCAGTTCAATACCTTCGAACATGCGATTGAAGGTCAGGACTCGCATTGTGAATCCTGTATCTGCCTCTTCGGACTCTTGGAAAACAAAACGACGCTGGTCACGGATGCGGACATCAAAGGGGATGATTCCTTGCTTGGACTTCTTCCACATCACCTCACCAACTGAGAATCCGCAGACGAGTGCCTCACCGAGTCCCTTGTAGAGGTCGTCGATATCGATGTACTGCAGTGCCTCTTCAACGAAGTCCTTGACCGCCAGGTCACCAGGCTTCTCGGATGCTGGAGTCAGAAGCCAATCACGAGCAGTGATCTCTTGGCAGAGCTTCATGAACGATGCCTGGACTGAGGCGTCCCAGAGCAGTCGTTTGTAGATGATTAGGGCTCGGTTGCCGCCCTTCTGGATGATGAGATCGTCGTCTGGACGTACGATCGTGTTCCCCTGCCCCGTGAAGGGAGAGGAACTACCGAACATGTAGATGCTCGATAGGTTATAGGGGTCAGTCGTATACTTGGCGACCTCACCCTGCGGAACTGGAGGTATTTGGAATCGCTTCGCCATCAGATGCTCAGGGTGAATGAAAGTGGCGGTTGAGGCACGCCGTTAACGTAATAAGTAATGATTACCCGGTAGAACCCGGAGCTAGCCGCCACCCAATCACCAGTGACGTTTACAGATTCAACCTCTGGAACGTTTTGTTCCACCGCAAGCTGAAACTGCGAGTTGATGAGAGGCGGGTTGATGACCTCGAAGATCATATCTTCGGTGCCGTAGTTGGCCCTCATAACCCGCTCGTACCACCGTGTTTCAATCACGGAAAGAACGTGTTGGCTCACGAGGTCCAGATCTTCTGAAACAGCGAGGCCACCGTTGGATAGAGTGAACGGATAAGTGAGGCCGCGAATCCTAGGTTGTAAAGAGTTAACACTCATCTGCGATACCGCTTGGCCATTTCAGAATTGAGCTTCATCATTCGGGAGCTTTTCTCCCTAAGGTCTAGTTTAGCATCTGCCACACGATGTAACTCCTCACGCAAGATGTTGAGGGGCAGAGACATATAAAGGACAGGTTCGAACAGCTCAGAGGCTGGTTCGTCGTGAGTCGCAGGTTCCCTTTCGTCGGACTCTTCAAGGATACGGGCGCAGAGGGCGCCGAGTGAGACGCCCTCCTTTGCCGCACGTTGTTTGAGCTTCGAGTGAAGGGAATCCTCGACGTTAACTAGAAGTCGTTTCGCCATGGATTCCCCAGTCATCAGATAGCGTTGTCTTGGCCGACGCCCAGTGCGTCGAGCTCGTTCTGCATGTTGCCGATGGCCACGCGGATGAGATCCACTTCGATACGCTCGAGAGTGGGAACTGGGACCACGAACACCTTGGCGTTCACGATACCGGACTCCAGAGCCGCAGTGGTCTGAATCCGCTCGTCGCAGATAACCTGGAAGGCACTGCCAGGCTTGCTTCCGAACAGTGCTCCGCGGACATACAGCTCGTTGAGGATGCTGTTACCGATGGAGATGATCTTGTTGTAGATCAGGCCGAAACCGTCGATCACGTTGAAGATCTGGCTGTCGAAGGCACGACGCAGTGAGCCGTAAACCACGTTCATGATCACGCGAGTGTTCACGAACTGGAACAGGCGCTGTTCGGCGTCGTCCTGGTTGATGCGAGTACGACCGCCCCAGATGAACACGGTCGAACCGTATCCAGGCAGCGTGCGGCAGACGTTGCAACCCTTGGGGTTGAGGATGTCTTGCTGAGTGCTGTTGATGGGGACCTGAACGGCAGAAACACCGTTGAGGGGGTACTTGACGCCTGCGGGCGGATACTGGAAGCCCTCACTGCGGTAGCGGCGAATTGCCACACCGGTGACGTAGGGGCTCGGAGGCAGCCATGCACCGGAAGCGTTCTTCAGGTACGGACCGTAGTAGGCAATGAAACCGCGAGCGTTGAAGTACTGCTGGCTGTCTTCCAGAAGCTTCTGAGCATCGTCGATGCCAGTCGCAACTTGAACACAAGCAGGAACGCCTTCATTGAAGGTTCCACGCAGAGCGTAATCCACCAGCTCATTAGAGGTGATGGCGTTGAACCGCCACAGGTTGGAGGGAGCCTCCTGGTAGGCAGTGTAACGAAGCTGGAGCGAAGCACCCCAGAGGTTCTTCTTCACGCCCAGAGGACCAGTCCAAGTCGGGGTGATGTAAGCTTGGTCAGCACGCTCATTTGCGACCAGAGGCACGCAGAAGAAGTTGACCGTCTCACGGCTCTGGAGAACGAGATCTCCGAGGAAACCGGCGTTGTTGGGGTTTGCGGTGCCAGCGTTGAACTCGCCATAGGCGGAGTAGAACCTCGGGTCGGGTTGATTCTCCGAACGGTAGAAGCCAAGCTGGTGCTCGGTTCCTTCGTCATCTGGACCGGTTGCGGGGTCGATGCTTGCCGGATAGAACTGCGACCGCACGTTGAGCGTGTTGAAGCCGTACTTACGACCGCGAATAAGATTCACCACACCTTCGTTGTTGAAAAGGTTGGTGTTCTCAGGAGCGATCAGCAGGGTGCTGTAGCACAGGGTCGTCTGATCAGCAGCGAGTCCGCCACTCGGGAACGCCAGGTAGTTACGAGCGTTCAGGTTAGTCAGAGTGGTGGCCAGCAGGAACTGGTTTCCGTTGAGCACGCTGACGTAGTACTGGACGAGAGCCCTCTCTTGGGTTCGAGTGACAAACGAGCCACCGGAGGCCTTGGTCAGAGTCTCAGTGAAGTACAGGATGGAACCGTTAACCAGACCGTGGTTGAGGCAGTTAAACACTGCTTTGCCACCAACGTTGACGATGTCAGTGGTGACAAATGTGCGAGTGAACTGCGACAGGTTGAAGTTCGAAGTTGGGTTCTGCAGAGTACCCGGCAAGTGCAGGGTGTTGAGGTCCAGCTCAGTGTTGGTAGCATTGAGAATCAGGTCAGAAGTCTGACCGTCGATCTCGACGTACAGGTCCCAAGCGGGAATCTCATAGGACAGAATGCCTGTTCCTTTCAGTTGCAGCGACGCAGTTGCAGTGCAAGTGTCGGTGCCAACCTCTGGGGCGCTAACGGTGACGATAGCGGGGTCCACAGGGTCGTTGTAACCGGATCCACTGTTGGTGAGGTTGATCTCAGCAACAGGGAAGCCAAGAACGGCCTCTGCCTCAGCGGGGTCGAGTCGGTTCAGTTGGTCCAGAGTGTTAGGAACGATTTGAACTTCGACTTGGCCCTCACTGTATCCGTTGCCGTAGTTGCTCACGGTGATGGACGAAAGCGGGAAGCCGAGGTAAGCAGACGCAGTAGCAGCCTCTGTCCCAGGGCCGCTGATGCTCACATTCACGACATCGGACGCTGCGTAACCAGCACCACCCGACAGGAGGATGATATCGGAGATACCGTACCCAACTTCCAGGGCGATCTGAGCGCCCGTTCCAGTGGTGTCACCAGGGGCACGCTGGAAGGAAACGCTGGAAGCACCGGTGTAACCGTAGCCACCAGTGTCGAGGGCCACGGACTGAACCGGGAAGCCAACGAGAACGTCACCAGCGGCAAACTTACCTGTGTCACCAGGCAGCGGGGTGAAGTCTACGGTTGTTGCGGTGGTGTACTGAGTGCCAGGGTTGGTAATAGTTACGCCAACAATGGGGAAACCAATGCGAGCGTTTCCGCTTCCAGGGACAGAGTACGCATCCAGCGGGCTGGGTGTGATCACCAGAGGCAGGTTGACTCCGCCTTGGGTGTAACCTGCACCACCGTTGTCGATGGTGAAGGTGTTGATCGCACGGCCAATCTCCACGCGGAGTGTGGGCTGCGTGATGATGCCAGCGCCAGCGAAGCCGAAGGTGCCGTAGGTACCAGCGATACAGTCGGTAGCGTTGGTTTGTGTCCAGCCTGTGCCACCGGAGATGAGAGCGACCTGCATTTGGCCACCGATGGTGGTGCTCCAGTTGCAGATGATGTTCGTCTCAGTGCCCTCACCCTGAAGGGTGATTTGACCGGAGGATCCGGGGGTTGCGGTGCCAGGAACGACGAATCGTGCGTTGACGGCACTACCAGTCGCGACCAGAGTCGTGGAGATTTGAGCCGGAGTGGTTCCACCAGCCACAGTAGCTGTGGGCGGGAAGAGATAAAGTCCACCAGCTGTTTTTGAAACAGAGGACACCTGACCGAGCGTTCCAAGGACGGCAACACCAGCGGCGTTGGTGCCTGCGCCGGTAAAGCTCACTGTGGGCGGACCTTGATAGCCATCGCCGCCGTCGGTGATGTCCACTCGGGCGACCTTACCTTGAACAGTGTTCAAAGTAGCAGTTGCAGTTGCACCGGCACCAGGGCCAGCGAACACAACCTCAGGGGCAGCAGTGTAGAACTGACCGCCACTTCCCAGAGCCAGACTCACAACGGATCCTTCCACGGCCAGAACTGCCTGAGCAGTCGCAGTGGTTCCGCCAAGAGCGGTTGGAGGAGTGATGCCAACAGCAGGAGCAGCAGTGTAACCCAGGCCTCCAGTCAGGAGCTGAACACGAACCACTTCTCCGTTGACGGTGGCAACGGTGGCTTGAGCCAGAGCGTTGGTACCATCACCGATGATGTTCACTTCTGGCTGGTTGGTGTAACCCATGCCAGCGTTCGTGAGCACAACACGGTTCACTTGTCCGGAGGTACCCAGGACGGCCTCGCCTTCAGCAGCGTTGCCGTCAGGATCAGCAGGAGTGCTGAAGGTAACGGTCGGGGCTGCTTCGTATCCGGAACCAGGGTTGTCGATGTTGACGCCGGTAACGGCATCGCCCAGTTCACCAGTGACTTGGTCGTCGACGATGATGACGCCCGGAGGAGCTGTCACAACAAAGTCCAGACCACCACGAGCCACGACCCAGTTGTAGGCAGAGATTGCCTCAGGGTAGGTAGCAGAGATGTAGAAGTACTGAGTCCAGTTCTTGTTTCCAGGGTTCAGGTAGGTTGGGACCACGTAAACGGTCTCACCGTTGAGGTCGGCAAGGGGGCCATTGCAGTCGCTGAGACTTACAGCAGTTCCAACTTCCTTGGTGGCAGGCCAAACGCCACTGTTGAGTGCCAGGAGGCTTGGCTTGTCGTACCCGCCGGAAGTCGAGTTGCCGAAGGAGTAAATGCCGTCGTCGCGGAGCGAGAGGAACTTGTCAACAGGAACGTTAAGGTTCTTGGACTTGTTGACAGCATACTCTGGACTGGGCTCGTTGGCGTTCAGAGGAGCGTAAGCCAGTTGCGTGTAGTCAGTGTTCTCTGAGGTCCACTGATAAACAGTGTTACCGACAAGGAACTCTTGACCGGTTGCCAGAGGGGCAGCAGGTGCGTGCTGAAGGAAGTTCTGGTAAGCCAGAATGTCAGTCACAAGGTACGGACCGGCATCAGCGATGGCCATCCACTTGTGGGTGTTCAGTTCAGCCTGGAAAGCCATTTCTTGGCCCACCAGACGACGACCCTCAGGGCCGAATTTGGCGAAAGCACAAGGGGCAGTCAGGTAACCCTGGGACTCCTCATCCACGAACGCAGTGCGAAGGCACTGGATGTAGTCAGCAACCAACTCGTTGATGTCATCCACACCTGGGATAACAGGACCCACGGTGTAGGTGTTCGAGGTGAACACGTAGTAGGAACCATCGCTGGGTGGCTCACTCTCGGGAACCACGCTCACGGGAGCGTTGAACTCACGGCCGGCGAGATAAAGGTAAGCGCACTCGGCGTTTTCCTGAACGCACACACCTTCGTCACGGACGATTGTGCCAGCAGAGACGTTAGGATCTTTGGCGATAGCCAAGGAAACAGCGTCACGGATTGCAATAGCAATCTTTTTGTTGTTGTCGAAGTTGCCATCGATGTAGTCAACGGGAACCACACACTTGACGCCCTTCCAGGTGCCAGAGGCAGTGAACTCACCGAGGCGAGCACCGTTGATCAGCAGCTGGGCGTACACAACGTCGCCAGCTTCGAGAGGAGTGGACACACCGAGACCGTTGGTCTTGAAGCCAGAGGGGTTGAACTGCACTTCCACGATGTTGGACGGGGTGCCAACGCGGATCACGCGAAGGTCGCCAACGTAGCATTGAGCGAAGAAAGCGTCAACGCACTGGTAGGACAGCAGTTCGACCTTGGTTGTCGGGATCACGCCGCCAATCAGGCGAACGTACTCACGAGTGTTGGTAACCTGGATCGGCTTGTTAAACGGAAAGAGAGTGGTAGGGACACCAGCATCCGCTTCCACCAGCATGTAGGTGGTAGAGAACGCTGCAATAGCCGGAGTTGCCGACTGTCCAGCCACCTCATTGATGTAGACGCCAGGGGCGCCTCCAAAGGAGATAGTTGCCATTTCAATATGGTCAGAAGTCCCTTCTTTTCCTGGACGGCGATGGT